CTCGGGAAGACCGGATTCTCTATATCTCCGGAATCGTCGAACGCGGGCACCGGCAAGAGCATGAACTTCAATGCGAGGAGCGCGGGTAATGGCGAACGAATTTCTAGTTTTCGATTCGCTGTCCTACGCGGACGACTGCCGGGCGTTGGGTCGCGGGTACGCGGCGCTACCCAAGGCGCTGGCAAAAATAACCATCCGGAAGGCCGTCAAGGAAGCCATAAAACCGTTCGTTCCGGCGTTGCGGGCGGCTACCCCCAAGAGCAAGGGCAAGCGGACGAAGACGGCGGCCGTATCGCGGGATACGTCGGGCCGTTTCCAAAAGGGATCGGGGAAAAAGTCGGTTATCAAGCCCGGCCGGCTGCGGAAGTCGATCATCACGGTTACGAAGTTTGCCAATAAAGTTAATCATGGGTCGTTTTCCGCCCGCGTGACGTTTTCGCGCGGCGAGGGCAAGGGCAACCACGCGTTGTGGGTCGAGGAAGGAACGTCGGGCCGCTCGGGCAAGGGCGGCGCGAACCGCGGCAAGGTAGACCCGCGCTGGTTCCTGCGAACGCTGTTCCGGTCGATGGCACCCGGTATTGCCGCGTCCATGGGGCTGCACCTATCCGCGGGCCTGGAGGCGGCCGGCCGGCAGTTGCAGAATTACATGAAGAACAAAAAGAGGTAACGCGATGGGCTACCCCGAAAAATGGCTCCGCGGGGCGATTGAAGCGGCGACCAACTGCCGGACGTTCCCCGTTCAGGCGCCGGAAAACGCTGTCACCCCCTACGTAGTTTACCAGCGGACGGCAACAAGCCGGGAGCGGACGTTGACGAATAACGCGTTCGTCCCCATCGCGTCGTTTTCGGTCTGGATTTACTCCGATACCTACGCGGCCGGGAAGGAACTTTCGGAGCGGGTCCGGGTTGCGGTGGACAATTTCAAGGGGGAGGCGGACGGCGTAACAATCGAACGCGTCTTCCTGGCCGACGAGGCCGACGGCGATCTTGTCGATTTCGCCGGCGAGGGAAAACCGACGTACACAGTAGCGCTCCAGTTCGAAATCCGCTTTCGCGAGGTCTAACGCAATGGCATACCCTTACGAAGATTCGCAGGGAATCACATTTACCTTCGCCGGGCAGGAGTTCGGCTGCACGAATATCAAGAAAAAGGTCAACGGGTCGTCTACCGACGACAAGATTGACGTTTCGACCACCGACATTCCCTCCGGCTCAAAGCGCCTCTATCAAGACCCCCCGTTGATCGACGACCCGAACAAGGGCGTTTTGGCGATCGTTTCGATTTCGTTCCTCGGCCTTGAGGAACCGCCGATGGATAAGGCGTACCCGATCGAATGCGCCGGGCTCGGCATTAGCGGCACGGCCCGTTGTACGTCCTACGAAGTCGAGGCGGCCGTCGGGGACGTTATCAAGGGTACGGCAGAGTTTGCCATCGACGACCCGGAACTTTTGGCGGCGTTCTTGAAGCCGGCCCCGGCTCCGTCGACTGACCCGGCGCCCGCATCGCAGGCGGCCTAGCCGGAGGCTGGCCGATGGCGAAACATTTCCCAGACGCTCAAGGCACCTTCGCACGGTTCGCGGGGTTCGCGCTGAACGGTCTAGTCCGGTTCGACACGACGCCGGCGACCTGTTCTCCGTCGGACGTAACCGGCATTGAGTCCAACACGGTCGGCACGGGTTACGCGTCGCGCGTCGTCCGGCAGTATCACCCCGGCACGATCGACCCCGGCACGGCGACCGTCGAACTATTGGGGACGCCCGTCTATAGCGCCCTGGATACCGGCATGGTCGGGAATCTGACGATCTCCGGCGATTGGGGAACCGTTTCGTATGCGGCGATGCTGTCGAAACTGACGGTAAGCGGTTCGGCTGGCGAAGTTGTTCGGTCCACGATGGAATTTCAATTTATTTAAAGGGGGCAGGGTGATGGCTGTTTCGCGCGACTCACTTTTAGATTCTTGCCGGGCGGTGAACCGCCTGGAGCCGGTGGCGGTTCCGGCGCTTGGCGTCGAGGTCGACCTACGGTATCCGACGTTTTCGGAGTGGCATTCGATCGCGCTGGAGCATCGGCGGCTAAACGGCGCGGAGCCGTCGGCTGAGTTGATTGCCCGGACGGTGGCGGTCGTGCTGGCGAACCCGGACGGGTCGCGCATGTTTCCGCCGGAGGAAGTCGGCCAGGTCGAGGCTATGCCCCCAAAGGCCGTTATGGAACTTTACGTTTCCGCCTGGGGCGGCGTCCTACGCGGTCCGGAGGCGACGGAAGACGCAAAAAAAGACTAGAGCGAGAGCCTGAGCGGCTGTTCCTGTTCCGGCTGGCGCTGGCAATGGGGACGGTAGACGTTGACGGCCTCGCGGAGCGGATGCCTATGGATTTGGTCCGGGAGTGGCGGCATTTCTACGACCTTGAACCGTGGGGCGACGATTGGCGGCGTAGTGGGCGAATGGTTTCTCTGTTGGGCGCGGCGCTCGGAGGAAAGACGGGACCGGATTTCGAAACGAAGTTTAGCCCGACGTATCGGGAGCCGGAGCCTGTTCCGGTCCGTCCCCAGACACAGGCGGAGATGATCGCGGAGCTACGGAAAATCCCCGTTTTTGCGAAACAGTTGGAAGGCCGATAAATGGCAACGTCTAAAATCGCCGCTGTTTTCACCGCAAATACGGCGGGCCTGGTTGCCGGCACGAAGACGGCATCCGCGGCGTTCGACTCACTGGCGAAAGACGTTAAGGGGCTACGGTCGGGGCTGGGGACGTTGACGGCCATTTCGGGGGCCCAGCTATTCGGGCAGATTGCTTCCGGCATTTCGGCGGCCACTCAGTCGCTATACGGCATGTCGGCGGCCGCGTCAGAGACGATCGACACGCTATCAAAACTTGCGGCGCGGACGGGGCAGACATACGGCGAGATAGCCGGCCTTGCCCTAGCGGGCGACCTGGCCGGCGTTGGCGTCGACAAGATCGCCAACGCGCTCACGAAGGCGGACCGGGCGTTTGTATTGGCGGCGCAGGGTTCGAAGACCGCGACGGCGGCGTTTGCCGCGATCGGTCTTTCTCTGGAGGATCTCCAGGGCAAGAGCGGTTCGGAGCGTTTTCAGTTGATTGCGGACGGAATCGCCGCGCTACCGACGGAAGCGGAGCGGGCCGCGGCGAGTATCGCGCTATTCGGCAAGGCCGGCGCGGAGTTGCTCCCGTTGTTTGCGGACGGCGCCGACGGCATCCGGCAAGCCATGGAAATGGCGGAGCGGTTTGGCCTGGCCGTAACGGACGTTCAAGGAAAGAACGTCGAAGCAATGAACGATTCTTGGACGCTCGTGGAAAAGGCTATTGAGGGGGTCGTCACGCAGATTACGGCGAACCTGGCCCCGGCAATTACGGCGATCAATGAAGCCTTTACGAATTTCGTGACGGGGTTCGGCGGCGCGAATATCGGGGAGGCTATCGCGGACGGCATTCTAGACGGCGCGGAGTACCTGGCCGGCGTCGCGGACTACATCATTCAAAACATTCCGGAAGTCTTCAAGTTTGCGGAGGGCGTCGGCCAGTATTGGGCTACGGTCGTCGATCTATTCGGCCGGGCGGTTTCGTTCGCGGAAGCGGTTTTTAAGTCGTTCGAAGTTGCCGGAAACGCTATCGGCGCCGTGTTGCTCAACGTCGCGGGCAAGTTCTTCGAATTGATTGCCGGCGCGGCGAGCTACATACCCGGAGCCGGGGGCTACGCGGAGGAAGCCGAAAAGCTGGCGGCGGCATCAAATGAAATGGCGGCGGCCTACGGGCAGGCGATGCTAGATAACGCGTCGGAAGCCGGTCGGCTATTCGGGGAGACATTCGGGGACCGGGCGAAGGATGGGGCGGAGGGCGTTGCCGGCCCCATCACGACGGCGTTCCGCGGCATCCGGGCCGACATTGAGAAAGCCCGCACGGCTACCGATGAGGTCAAGAAAACAACGCTGGACCCGAAACAGCCGGTCGAGGTCAAGATTGAGGAAGCGAAGCTGGCAAAGGGGCTCGACGTTCGCTCCACGGCCGGCGTTAACGAGATGCTCCGCCTTATGACCCCGGACAGTGGGAAACGGGCATTCGAAAAGGAAAACGCCGCCAATCTCGCGCGGATCGCGGACAACACGGAAGACATGGGCCTTGAACTGGTCGAACTGAATTTCTAAGGGGCAGATATGGCGATCGTAGCGGTGACGGAATCTATCGACGACCGCAGTGTGTCCGGCAAGTACCGGGACACGATGACGTATTCGCGGTCGTTCATCGTGCGCGTCGATTCGCCGTCTACGTCAATCCGCGACATATCGCAGGCGCCGGGGATCACGTTCGGGGATACCCATCCGGACGACGGCAGTGTGTTCGCGCTGGAGTTTGACTGTAAGCCGCGCGGCGACACGTTGTTGCTCTACCTGGTTACGGTCAAGTATTCCGTCCCATCAAGCGAGCAACAGGCGGCCCCGTTCCAATTGCCGGCGGACGTATGGAGCGGCGGCTCCGGCGTAACGTCGGCCCCTTGTTGGAAGGACATTGCCGGAAACCCGATTACGAATTCCGCCGGGGTCGCGCTGCCAGACCTGACTATGGAACAGGCGGAGCTATCCGTTTCGCTCACGCGGTGCTACGGCGACTTGTCGTTTCTCGGCATCCTTGAAAGCTATACAAACACGTTGAATAACGACACGTTTCTAGGTTGTCCAAAATTCACTTGGAAATGCCAAGGCGGCCGGTTCTCTAAGAAAACGGAAAACGCGGACGGGGCGACGTTCGTCTATTGGGAAGTCTCTTACGATTTCGCCTACCGAAAAGATACGTGGTTCCTCAAGCCGCTGGATATTGGCTATTCGCAGCTAGTGGACGGGGAAGGAAACCCGACGGGTTCCGGGCAATACACGGCGGCCATACTCGGGCAGGATAAAAAGCCCATTAAGGAACCCGCCAGCCTTTCGGGCGGCGTCGCAGTGGATGCCGGAACGCCCGGTTTCCCGGTCGTTATCAACGGGGGAGACGGCGCGAACCCTTACGAATCGCGTAGCTTTTCCGGGTTCGGGGGTATCACTTAATGGCCCGGCGCACACCGACGGAACGTAAACCCGGCGTTGTTTTCACGAAGCAAGCCGCGGAGCGCATCGCGGCGGCGGTGAAAACCGTTGAGCGCGGCCCCGGCGTCCGCGGCGCGGGATATTGGCCCTATCGTCCCGATGAGCCCCAGCGCGACAAATTCTTTCGCACCATCGGAACCCTGCAATCTTGCGGCGGCGTCGTTTGTGACGAAGTCACGTTAAGCCGCGCCCATACTGACTCGCAGTGCGGGTCTATCTTTCTGCCGATGGAGGGCGGAGAGAAAACCGTCGTCCTTTGGGATATAGCCTCCACCCTGGCGACGTTCAACGTATCGCAGGGGTTCGACCCGTCCGCGTCGCTTGAACGCGGCTCGGTCCTGGAGGCGCGGTACGAAACGCCGGCGGAAAAAGACTCGGAGCCATTTTGGCGCATTCTCCGGATCATGGAGTGTGAATGTGGTTCGTCGTCGTCTTCGTCGTCTTCGTCCAGTTCGTCGAAGTCGTCCAGTTCGTCTTCGTCGTCGTCTTCAAGTTCTTCGAAGTCGTCCAGTTCGTCGAAGTCGTCTTCGGATTCCTCGGCGTCGTCCAGTGCATCAAGTTCGTCTTCCCCTGGAAACTGGTTTTGCTATTGGGCAAACGGAGACGAATCGCTGGCGTATTGCGCGCAGCCGAACCAACCAGGCGACTACCACAACGGCAACACGCCGGTCAACGGGCCGCACGATACAGAGGATGAATGCTGCGAGGCGTGCGGGTGCGGAAGTTCCTCCGCGTCGTCGGAATCGGAGTCCGGATCGTCGAGCGGCGGCGATTGGTTTTGCTATTGGCCTAACGGGAATTTCGCGGAATCGTATTGCGCGCAGCCAAACGAACCCAACGATTTTCACAACGGCAACCAACCGGCAAGCGGACCCCATCCGGATCAGGAAACATGTTGCCGGTTTTGCAATTGCGGTTCGTCTAGTTCGTCTCACTCCGCGTCGTCCGCGTCCGGTTCGTATTCCAGCTCCAAGCCGTCCGAATCATCCGGCGACGCGCAGTGGATTGAAGTGGTAACAAACGTCGAGTGTATCGACGGGGAAATTGTCGTCACAAAAACGAAGATATGGGCGCGGCTGTATGAGGGCAGCGGATCTTGAAAACGACTACGGAAAATATTGGGCGCTGCGAATGCTGCGGTTCGTCGTCGTCTAGTTCGTCTTCGTCTAGTTCTTCGTCTTCGCCGCCAGACTGCACGGATTGCAAGCCTTCGAGCGTCACCGTTTCAATAGATTTTCCGGCATTCACTGCCGAACAGGACGGCATGGTTCTATATGTTTGCGAAGAAATAAAGAAAAGCGTTGACATACCGCTTGTCTGGGACGGGGTAGGGGCATGGTTGGGAAGTGGGGTTGTTCCTGGTTATGCGTGGAATAGTGTGATTTCATTTCGCCTGTCGGACTGCAACCCATCTACCTTGGGATGGGTTTTCGATCTTACAGTGCGGGTGGAATGCCAATATATTTCCGGCTCGGCTGGGAATGGAACGCAAGGCGGTAGCACAAGGCACCCCATTGAATGCGATGGCTCATGGGCAGGCCCTATATCCAGTCCAACACCTGGAACCAAGGTCGGTGTCAAACTCAACGGGTCAAGTCGTTCCAAGCAAGACGCGAACCCGCTCCCATGATTACGTGCGCCGTTCATTTCCTGGAGTCCCGATGCCGCGAACGCGGCTACACGCTCGCGGAGGTCGCGGCCTGCATTGTCTCGCGCGACGGCGACACAATTACGGTCGACGTTGGCCATCCGGCATACCCTCGGGCGGCGAAGCCGGCCCCCGGCGGCGGCGCTGGCACCGAAATAAAAAAGCTACTCGGGCGGATTGGTATACGGTCTTCCCCGTCGTGCAAGTGCAACGCCCGCGCGCGGGAATGCGACGCGCGCGGCGTTCAATGGACCGCCGACAACCTAGAGACGGTCGTCGGCTGGCTCAGGGAGGAAAGCCGGAAGCGCCGAATACCGTTCCTGGCTCCGGCGGCGCGGCTACTGGTAAAGGCGGCAATCCGAAACGCAAGGAAGGCGGGCTATGTTTGACCGTGTAGCTGTGGTTTCCCTGGAGCGGCGGCCGGATCGGCTCGCGGCGTTCTTCGCTGGCATCCCCGCTGATTTCCCGTTCGGGGAAATAGAGGTCGTTTCGGCAATCGACGGCAAGCAATGCCGGCACCCGGATTGGTGGCGGCAAGGCGGCGGCGCCTGGGGGTGCTATCGGTCCCATGTTCGGATCATTGAAGACGCCTTGAACGCGGGGGAAGAAAGCGTTTTGATTTTCGAAGACGACGCGACGTTTTGCGAGGGGTTCGCGGACCAGGCGAGAGCGTACCTAGCGGCGCTCCCGGCCGATTGGGTCCAGGCGTATTTGGGCGGGCAGCACCTCCGGCCGGCGCTGGCGGTCCCCGGCAATCCCCTGGTCGTCCGGGCGTCAAATGTCAACCGGACCCATGCCTACGCGGTTCGGGGCCGGGAGGGGATGACCAAGCTATACCGCTGGTTGAACGCGGCGGACCAGTGGCGGAATGCCTGCCATATCGATCACCACTATGGGCGGCTGCATAAGGCGGAATCCGCCGGATACTACGCGCCGGCGTCCTGGTTGTGCGGGCAGGCGGCAGGGCAGTCGAACATATCCGGGAAGACCCCGCCGGAGCGCTGGTGGAACGGGAAGCGGGCGGCGTCCCCGGCGGAGCCTAAACGGTTCGTTGCGGTCATGGGGCTCCATAGGTCCGGGTCGAGCGCTACGGCTATGGTCCTGCATAAACTGGGCGTGTCGATGGGCGACCGGCTCGGGGGCTGGGAAGGTCGGCACGGCGGCGGCGGCGAGGCGGTCGGCCTGGCGGCTATCTGTGAACGCGCGGCCCGGTTCCCGGCGACGGAAATCGGAATGGACCGCCTGGAGTTGGCGCGGCAATTGTCGGGCTGGGTCCGGAAGCGGTTGGCGTCGCGGACCCTTGCCGGCGGCAAATACCCCCATCTATGCGCTATGGGGCCGGAACTGGTGGCGGCGGCCGGCGACGGGCTGCGTGTCGTCGTCTGTGATCGGCCCCTAGAGGAAAGCGTCGAGAGCCTGCAAAGGCGGAGCCGGCTGGCGCGGGGATGGCTGGCGGTTTCGGACGAACAGGCGGAAGCGGTCCAGCGCTGGCTATGGGCGGAGCGGGAATCGTTCCTGGAGACATTGCCGGAGTCGAGCCTCTGCCGGGTTTCTTGGGAAGCGATGCGGAACCATACGGCCGCGGTCGTCGTCGATCTTGTGGCGTTCCTCGGGATTAAGCCAACGCCGGACCAGGTGGCGGCGGCGATCGGCCATATTCGCGCGGAGGTCGCGGCGTGAAAAAGGCACTGGCTACGCTGAACGTCGGCGGCCGGTCGCTCCATCCGGAAAGCCGGCGCAGTTTCGAAGCGGCGGCCGCCCGATGGGGCTGCGAGTTCGTCGAGCTACTGAACCCGCTGGCGCCGCACCATATCTTTTGGCAAAAGGCATTCGTCCCGGTCCGCCTGGCGGACTATGAACGCGTTCTCCAACTAGACGCGGATATGCTGATTCGGGAGGACGCGCCGGACCCCTTCGACCTGGTCCCGGTAGAGAATATCGGCGTCGTGTCTGCCTGCCAGTTCCCGCCGGACCCCGCGGACATAGGCTATTTGAACGGCGTCGCGATTTCGATTCACCGGGACAAGTGCGTTCGCGCCTGGGCGGAATGGACGGGGCTCCGGCCGTGCCCGGACACGCACCATCTCAACGGCGGGTTTTTTCTGTACGGCCCCCAGCAACACGCGGGGCTGTTCGCGCGGCTGCGGGAATGCGGCCAGCGCCGCGGCTGGAACCCTCGGCGGCTCCCGGAGCAAGTCTGTCTGTCCCTGTTGCTCCACTCGGGAGCGGCACCGGCAACCTGGCTCCCGCCGGAATGGAATACGGTCGCGGCGGCGCAAGGCATCCGGCCGGACCACAACACGGGGCGGATGCGCGGGTATATCTATCACTTTACGGGCAAGCACCTCCGCGGCCGGCGGATCGGTCGGACGGCGTGGCGGGTCACGCAATCCGATGAATGCGCGGCCCCTCCGGCGGTCGAATCTTTGGTAGAGCGTCAATCGGCTTGACCCCCGCGGCGTTGACAATGCGCGGGTCTAGGTAGCTTTTCCGCGTGATCTTGTCGGAACTGTGCCCAAGGTAGGCGGTCGCGTCCCCTCCGGCGGCGGCAAGATGGCTCGCGGTCGTCCGGCGCAGACAGTGGAACATTACCTCCCGGCCCGTCCCCAGCCCCGCCCTGGCAGTTATTTTCTTGAAGTGGTTGTAGAGTCCCGACGGGTCCATCGGCCATAGGAATAGGGTTGGTTCGTCGTGGCGGGCGGCTATGTCGACCAGTTGGCAAGTCGCGGCCGTCAGTTCGAATAGGCGCTCTTGGCGTTTCCCTTTACGGATGCCGGCGGGAACCCGTAGGAACGGCGCCGTATAGCACACTTTCGGAACATGGGTTACGGCGTCGATGCGCTCGCCCGTTTCGTAGGCGACCATCATTACGGCGGGCCACCACGCGGCGGCCTTGACCGGCCCGATATAGCCCGGCGTCGTTTCGGCGGCGGCGTAAAGCCTTTCGAGCTCCGCGACGGTGAACGCTCGCGGGGTTCGCTCGGGAAGTAGTTCCGCCTGGACGCATGGCCGGTTATCGACGAGGCGGCGGTCGGCGGCCAGCCGCCATAGCGCGAGCAAGCCGGACCGCTCCCGTTCGACGGAGTACGGCGAGAGTTTCGCGCCGCGATGGGAAAGGAACTGCGAAACGGTCAAATCGTCGAAATCCGCTAAGACGGCGTCGCGCCGGAGGAATTTGCCGTATTGGCGGATCGCGTGTTCGAGCAATCGGACGGAGTTATGGCTACGGCCGCGGAGTCGGAGCGGAACGTATATCGAATGGAGGAAGTCGCGGAGCGTCATGGATGCACCTATTGTGGCGCGCTTCCATGCGCTAGGAAAGTTTTTGTCGTCGCTAGGTTGGGGGGCTGCGCTCGGGGGGGGTAGTTTGGTTATGCGGCGGGGAACGGCCGTCCGCAATGCGCCGGTCGATCGGGTCGCGTTGAATTTTTTGGTCGCGCGCGACTACTCCTGTCCCCGCCATTGGTAATCCGCGAATCCTGTTCCCAAAACGGGGCAGGATTCGCGGGAAACCTGGATTCCTGGACCGATTCATAGCCCCCGCCGTTTTCGGGGGCTCTATTCGATTGGACTAGTTCGGATTCCCGAACGATACTAGGGGCATGGAAATGATTCTGACCGATTCGCCGCTGATGACTGCCGAACGCGCCGCCACGGTCGCCGGCTGTTCCGCGAACTACCTCCGCCGACAAATTAAGGCGGGCCGCGTCGAAGCAATCAAGACGATCGGCGGCGGCTGGGTTCTCACCCAACGGACCGCGATGGAATTCCGGAAGACACTTTCGAGCCGCGCCGGTTGCAATCGCGACAAGCCGAAAGCCGGTCGGAAATCGGCTCCCCGGCCCCGCCGGGCCGGCTGAAAAAAATTCCGGATTCCTCCCCGGATTTTTTGCTTGAACTTTTCGAAGCCCTCGGCGTATATTCCGGCATCGAAGTTCGGTCCGCCGACCTTCCCGCGTTTGGTAGATGCTGAACGCTGGGCACTTGCCGGGAAACCGGCTTTTGCGATGGTTCGAAGGTCGGTTTTCCACACTTCACGGAGGAAGCGGTCATGGATGCTCACGGATCGGAGTATTTGGCGGCTGCGGAGGGCATGGCGGAAGCCTACGGGCGGCCGTTCCCGCCGATGGGCTCGGTCGTCTGGTTTCCCTACGGCCGCGGCATTTCTAGTGGCCGCGTCTTGGGATTCATCGACACGGCGGACGGTCTGGCAGTTCGCGTCCAGCGGTCGGCGTCCGAAACGCTGGAAATTGCCCTGGACGCGCTCCAGCCCCCGCCGCGGTTCTTCGCGACGAATGCCGCCGCGCCGGTCGTCGGGCGATTGGTCTGGTTCACGGTCGACGGCGGGCAATGCCGCGGGGTTGTCGAGCAAGTAGCGCCGGACGGCGTTTCGTTCCTGGTCCGTTCGAGCGAATCCGGCGAGGTCGTCGAGGTCGCGGCCCGAAACATTCTCAACTTTTAAGGGGGCCATCATGCCTGTTGATAGAGCGCCAACGAAGGCGCAGGGCCGGGAGTCTTTTGAGTTGGCGCGACTGTACCGGGTTCTCCGGGCGCAGTTGGCGGCGCGGGATTCCCGCGTTTCGCTGGGGAAGGGTTTGTATCGCGGCGACGTTGCCGCGGAGATGCGGGCGGCCCTGGAGTTGCAACGGGTCCGGCCCTGGTTGGAGTCGATCGACGCCGAACGCGTTCGCGCGAATGCCGGCGCCGATCGAGCCGGGGGCATTTGATATTCGGCGTGGCACGGCCGGGCTCGGCGCGGCCGGGCGAGGCGGGGCTCGGCATGGCTCGGCGGGGCTCGGCGGGGCTCGGCGTGGCGTGGCATGGCATGGCGAGGCAAGGCCGGGCATGGCAAGGCAAGGCAAGGTTTTATGAATTTCGTTTACGTCATAGGCGAACGCGAATCGGGTCCGGTGAAAATCGGCCGTTCATGGTCGCCGTCGAAAAGGAAGGGGGAACTACAGATAGGGAACCCGCGAACGCTCCACGTTTTCGCTCGGGTTCCCTGCGAAGACGCGGAGCAACTAGAGGCGGTTTTGCATCGGTTTTTTTCGTATCGCCATGTTCATGGCGAATGGTTCGACGTTTCATCACTGGAGGCCGCGGAAGCGGCGCGATTACATGGCTACCGTATCGACCAAGGCGATTTCGATTCTGTGCCGACTCATCGGAGTTCGGCCTTTGATGTTCGACCGCTATTCGGGGGACAACAGCACAAGCCTCCCCGTGGCGGAGAAAATGTACCTGGACGCGGAACGGCGTTTGACGCTTCCCGCCGTCAACCTCTTTTCGATGCTGTGCGCGGAGAACACGAAAAGCGTATGCCGTCAGTTTTTCGGGAAGAACGGAAAGACGATCGGCCTGGGGATGGCTAGTTACGTCACGATCACGCCGTTCGACATTCTTATTTGCGACGATAACGGGCCGGTCGTCTTCAACGGGTTCAACGCTCAGGTCTTCGAACACCGGACCGTTGCGCGTCTGGCGAAGGGAGTCCCGAACGCGAAGCACCGGCCCGTTTTGGCGACGCCGTGGAATCTTGCTTTCACGATGGACTACATAGAGAACAAGTATTGTTCTCTGGAGAATCTCCGGCAGGCGTTGACGATGGGCGGGATGCTCGGCGTTGGCACGTTTCGTCCGTATTTCGGAAGGTATGAAGTCGAAACATTCCAGGTTCAATAGCACGGCTCGGCACGGCGAGGCGCGGCTGGGCGTGGCTCGGCAGGGCAGGGCGAGGCTCGGCGGGGCGAGGCACGGCGAGGCAAGGCGAGGCAAGGCAAGGAAACCGCCGAAGCGTAACCGGTGTTCGCAATCCGGCGGCGGGATGGTTGGTTGCGGGGCATGGCGGGGCGAGGCGAGGCGGGGCGAGGCACGGCGGGGCAAGGCGAGGCAAGGCAAGGCAAGGCAAGGCAAGGCAAGGCAAGGCAAGGTTGTTTTCTAAAGTTCGGTTCCCATAACTCTGGAGGTTTTGAAATGGCTACGGTAGATGGTTCGAATGATTCCTACGCGGTCGCGCCGGCTGGGCCGGAACGGTCCGCGCTGGTGGCGCATCGGGCGGCTACGGATGCCGCGGGCGTCTGCCGGGAGATTGTCACGAAGACGGCGCAGACGATTCAAGGCCGGAAGTACGTTCGCGTCGAGGGTTGGCAGGCTATCGCGAACGCGTTCGGCGCGGTTGCGTCGGCGGTTGACGTTCGGCGGGTCGATGGCGGCATTGCTGCGGTCGGCCAGGTCCGCCGTGTTTCCGACGGGGCGATCCTGGCGACGGCGGAGGGGTTCGTCGGGGACGACGAAAAGACCTGGAGCGGGCGGAACGAATTCGCCCGGCGAGCGATGGCGCAGACGCGGGCAATCTCTCGGGCCTGCCGGTCCGCGTTCGCGTTCGTCGTCGTTTTGATGGACGCGGGGTTAGAGACGACGCCGGCGGAGGAAATGGGCCACGATGCCGGCCCCATTGAGTACCGCCCGCGGCCGGCCCGGGTGCCGGACCCCAAGCGGGGCGCGGCGGATTCGGCCCGTATCGCGATTGCTCGCGCGGCGACGCACGACGATTGCGACGGCCTCCGGCGGCGGCTGGATGAACGGTTGGCGGATGGGACGTTCACCGCGGCGATTCATCGCGAGCTAGTCGGCCTGGTGCTGGCCCGCGCGGAGTCGGTTGGCGGCGTGTTTCTGGACAACACCGAATCGCAAGAGGTCGCGCGTTGATACCCGCCGGGCGTTCCGGCGGTCGGATTTTTGGTTTCCAACCTGGAGGGAAAGCTATGCGTTTTGCTGGAAATGTTGATACGGCCGGGGAGTTGCCCCCGGCCGGGGAATATGTCGCCCTGGTCGTCGAGGCGGCCGAAAAGCCGGCCCCGTGGGACCGTGAGCGGGATTGCCTGGCTCTAACCCTGGAGGTTATCGCCGGGGGCCAGCCGGTCACGTTCGAAGACTCGACGGGCCTGGAGTCGGAAGCCCGGCTGGCGGTTATCTGCCGGGCGTGTGGCGTCCCGCCCGTAGGGGACGTTCACGCGGGTGCGCTGGTCGGTCGTCGGGTCGGCGTCGAGGTCCGGCACAAGATGACGAAGTCTGGCCGGGAAATCGCCACGGTCGGGCGTTGGTTCGAAGCGCCCCCGCCGAAGGTCGAAACGCGGACCGCGGCGCGGCCCGAAGTTCGGAATACTGAACCCACCGGCGGAGCGGAAGACATTCCTTTTTGATTCACGCGCCCCCGCGCGGGCGGCCCCGATGCCGGGCCGCGGCCGGACACTCCAGCCGGCTCCAGGATGGCGCAATCCTGGTCGCGCGGGGATTTCTTCAACACCCGGAAAGGATGCCTGGTTATGGCTCGAAAGCCTACGGTCTACGTCTGTTACATCGGCGGTCCCTACGACGGCCTGGAGTACGCGTTTCGCGGTAAGGAATGCCAGCCGGCCCCGGTTTTAGACCTGGGGCATATGACGCGGGCGCATTTGTACCGGCTTGCGCTGGAGCGGTCCGTCGTCGATGGCGGCCGGTTTCGTGTCGCCGTCTACGTCCACGTTCCGGAGGGGGTAGCGGATGCTAGTTCCTCTCTCTGAACGTGACATACGTCAAGCGGCCGGCAACGCGCTCGAAAGGCGCCTGGAATGGCTCCGGGATGGCCGGGCGGAGCGTTACGAAACCGCCGGCGCCCGCGGGCTCGGCGCTGATTTCGTCGGATGCCTCGGGGAGTTCGCGGTCGCGAAATGGCTGGGCCTTTTCCCGTTCGGGTTCTCCGGCCGCGGCGGAGCGGACGTTCGCGGCGTCGAGGTCCGGACGATCGACGAACCTGGCGCGGCGCTCCAGGTCTACCCGTCGGACCCGGACGATGCCGCGTTCGTCCTGGCGTTCGTCGGGGACGTTTTCCGCGAGGGCGTCCGGATTGTCGGTTGGCTTCCGGCCGCCGAATGCAAGCGCCTCACCTATTGGCGCACTGAATACAAGCGGGCGGCCTACATGGTCCCGCAAACGTACCTGGAGCCGGCGGCGTCGCTGGCGGATTTCTTGGCACCGGAGGGCAAGCAATGCGCGAGCATTTGACAAAGTTGGTCAATGACCTGGCGGAAGTTCTGAGTTTCGAATGTCGGCAGTCGAAGGCGGACCAGGCGGAATTCGAAATCCTCGTCGGGGATTTGCGGCGGGCGATCCATGCGGCGATCTGCCGGGCGCGTGTCCGGCTCATGGAAGGAATGGAAGCGAAGGAAGGGGGTGAAGGATGAAATTCGACGATCGCCCGGAATGGATGAAGGAAGCCGGGTTGCGCCCCCGGTTTCCGGTGGACCGCTACGTTATCCCTCCGCCGCCGGCCGGCCTGCGGATCGAAGCGGAACTAGACGAGGCGAAAGCGGCCCGCCTGGTGACGGAGTTCACGGCGTTGATTGCGGACACGACGGAGCCGGACCAGTTGGAAGCACTGCGGATACGTCTTTTGGACACGATGACGGCAAACCGGCTGTCGATGCTCCAGGCGTCGAAGCTGATTGCGTTAGTCCTGCGGAAGATTGAAGGCACGGGCCACGAAATGCGGCGAATCATGCCGGACGGGACGGACGTTCCGGTTTCATCGACGACCAGGGAGGGCAAGTAATGGCGACGCCACAATTCGATTTTTTTCCGCGCGATTTCTTGGCGTCCACTATCGGATGGCCGGCCGCGGCAAAGGGTCATTACATAACGCTCCTTTCGGTTCAATGGGAACAGGGAGGGCTACCGGGCGACCCTTCGCGGGTCGACGGCATTTCTCCCGGCGTCGTCCGCGATTGGCCGGAGTTCGGGGAAAAGTTCCCGATATGCGAAGACGGCAAGCGACGGAACCCGCGGCTAGAGCGGGAGCGTGTCTACCGGGAAACGAAGTCGGCGGCCGGAAAGGCTGGCGCACGGGCGAAATGGGGTTCGGATGGCAAACCGGATGGCAAACCGATGGCAGACGGCATGGCAAAGCCGATGGCAAACGGCATGGCAAAACGATGCCCCCCTTCCCCTTCCCCTTCCCCTTCCCCTTCCCTCTGCCCGGAAGAATTCACAAACACCGCGGGCGCGGGAGACGAATTCCGAAAGCCCGGATGGGCGGCCGTCGAATGGGAAGCGTTCGCGGCGACCTGGAACGCGACGAAGCGGGCGGCGCCGTGGGTTCCGTTGTCCCCGCCTGGCGGCTGGGTGGACGCCGCGGCCTCCCCTGGCTGGCTCGAACTGGCTCGGCAAGCCGTCGAGCGTTTGCCACGATGCGAGTTTTTCCAAACTCCCCTGGCCGTTACGAAATTTCTCGAACCGGGCTGGGTCGATCGGATTCTTGCCGGCGAGTTCGACAACGCGAAGGCGGCGCCGCGTTACGGGAAACCGGCCCCGGCCGGCCCGATGACGCTCGACGAGAAACTTTCAGTCGATCGCCGCGAAGCCCGGACGCGAAAGACTTGGCGGGCGCCGCCGGACGGATGCCCGGAAGACCTGGCCGGACGGTTTTTTAACCAAATGCTTTCGCAGCATGAATACGATCAAAACCGGACGGAGTCGCTCCGGATTCATCGTCAGAGGCTCCAGGATTGCGCCTCCCGCCTCGCGGCGGAAAGTTCGAAGAGCACAACCGAAACAAACGGGCGTCCTGGCGCAAATGCGGAGGCCGGAGAGACCGACGACGAATCGCTCGAAAGGGAGGATTTTGACCCCATCCGGGACGGCTGGGTCGGGAAGGACGGTCGCCCGTAGTTCGGTTTTCCGAAAGTGCTGGATGGTTTTCACTTCGCCGGATACATTCCCGGCTCATCGGAGGGCGACGGTATGGGTACGGTGGCCGCGTTCGTTTTCATCGTCTCGGGCGTGGTCGTTTGCGTCGGGACGTTTTTCGTTGGGTTCCTCTCCGGCGCAGCCTGGTTCCGGAATCATTCCGCGGCGGACATGACGCGGTTCCGGAAGGCCGTTCGCGACGAGGAACGGGCGAAGGTCTGGCACGGCCGGAACTAAAACACCTCGGGAGGGTCATGGATGACCCCGGTATCTTTTCGGGTCTACGGCGATCCAATCCCCCAGCCGCGGCCGCGTGTCTCCACGTTCGGCGGACACGCGCGGGCGTATGTTCCCGCGGCGCACCCGATTCACGCATTTCGGGAGGCGGTCCGCCTGGCGGCGCTTGCCGCGGGCGTCCAGCTGTCGACCGGCCCCGTCGAAGTTTCCATCCTCGCGGTTTTCGCCCGCCCCCCATCGCACAGGAAAGCGGACGGAAGCCTCCGCGCCGGGGCTCCGCTCTACCCCGGCCACCGCTGCGGCGATTCCGACAACCTCGCAAAGGGAATCCTCGACGGTTTGCAGGGCGTCGCGTTCTACGACGACGACCAGGCGGACCTGGGCTACGTCCGGCGACGCTACGGGAAGACGGCGTTCGTTGAAGTTTCGGTTTCGGAGTTTGAACCGGAAGACCACGGGGAGGGTTTGTGATGCTCCAGCGCTCCCGCTGCAGGCGGTTGACGGAACCCGAATTGGCGACGATCCGCGAAATGTGGGCGGAGGGCGACGCGGTTTCTGTGATCTGCGCGGCGCTCGACATAACCCGCGACGCGTTCATCGCGCGGCGATTGGATCAACTCGCGGACCTACCGATTCGGGCGCGTGGATGCCGGGCGGGCGTTCCTCGGGTTCCCGAACCGACGGAGGCAGATTTCCCGCCGGAGTTGATTGCGCAGCGCGCCGCGGAGATACGCGCCGGGTGGACGGAATCGGAACGGCTCAAGCGGATTTCCGGCGGGCGTGTCCCTCCGGCGACTCACCGCCTGGTACGGCGCGCCGATCTTTCGGCGGCCATTCGGAACCGCTGAAGATTCAAGGGGGACGCGTCCCGGTTTAGTTTCGCCCCCATGGCGAAGCGGCGGAAACCAAAGCGCGACGAACAGCCGGAGACGGAAAAGCGCGTCGAGCGGAAGCCGGCGCCGTCCCCGAATCCCTACGCGTGGCGGAACCGGGTCGCGGAATGGTTCAACAAATAACAAAGCGGGGCGCCCGTGACCAACTACCCTGCCCGCTGCGCTACCGACGACGACGCGCCGCCGCGGCTCACGCTACGGGTTCCCGCTGGGAATGAATGGTGGCGGGCGTTCCTGTTTCGGCAGGATGACGGAACCGGGAACCGCGTTCCGATCCCGATGGAGGGCTACGCGTTCCGGGCGTATGTCTCGGTTCGGTACGACTCGGAACCGCTCTTGGAAATCGCGATCGACGCCGGCCGCGCCGCGCAAGGCGTCGTTTTTCTGTCGTTGACTGAAGACCAGACGGGGTCCGTCACGCCGGGGACGTATTTCTGGCGGCTGCGGACGACCGCGCCGGGCGACGTTGAACGTACTCGGGTCGATGGACCTATGGAGATTTCCCGCCGATGAGTTCCCGCCAAAAATCGACCGTAGAGGTAACGCCCGGCGCCGTCGAAATCGTCGTTTGGGGCGGTCCGCCTGGTCCTCCGGGCGAACCCGGCTCCGGTATCCAGGTCAAAGGCGTGGCGGAGGCGTGGCCCCCGGCGGACGCGCCGGAAGACGGTGATCTTTGGGTTATCCCGGACCCGATCCCGCCGGGAACGCCGGAGGGTTTCGAGCCTGGCGACGGCGCCAGTTGGGACGGAGAAAACTGGGTCAACACGGGACCGATTCAAGGGCCGCCCGGTGAAGACGGCGGCGCCCATATCGTTTCGGAGACGGCGCCGCCCCCCGGTGACGTTGGCGATTTGTGGATTCGCACGAACGCGCCGGAGGTCGAAATGCCGGCCGGCCCGCCCGGCCCTCCCGGCACGGCGGCGACGATCGAAGTGGCGGAAACGGTCACAATCGACCCCGGCTATCCGGCTGAGGTCGTCAATCTCGGCAACGCCAATAAGGCGCTGTTGTCGTTCAAGATTCCGCAAGGGATTCCGGGGGTCGACGGTGCCCCCGGCCCGGCTGGCGTCGACGGCGTCCAGGGCATTCCGGGCGAGGTCGGCCCGGAAGGACCGCAAGGCGAACCCGGTCCGCAAGGTATCCAGGGCGAACCCGGAAGCGACGGTGCCCCCGGCGTTGACGGCGCCCCCGGCCCGGCTGGCGAACCCGGAAAGGACGGCATCGACGGAAGCGACGGAGAGCCTGGCCCGGTCGGACCGCAAGGCGAGCCCGGCGCAGTCGGCCCGGAGGGTCCGCAAGGAATCCAGGGGATACCCGGCATTCAAGGCGCGCCGGGGCTCGGGATCACCTACCGCGGCAACGTCGCGACGGTAGACGATCTGCCGGACACGGCGGCGCAGGGCGACCTATGGACCGTCGCGGAGCCTGCCCCGGCTCACGGGTTCGTATGGGATGAAGACGCATACGATTGGGTCGATGCCGGCCCGGTTCAAGGTCCGCAAGGCGTCGCGGGTCCGCAAGGCGTCCAGGGTCCGGCCGGCGAGCCGGGCGCGGTCGGTTCGCAGGGTCCGCAAGGAATCCCCGGCGAGGCTGGCCCCGCTGGTCCGGCCGGCATTCAAGGCGAGCGCGGCGAACCCGGCATTCCCGGCGAGGTCGGCCCGGAAGGTCCGGCGGGCGTCCAGGGCGAAACCGGCCCGGCCGGCCCCACGGCAATCGCTACGGATACAGTCCTCGGCGGCGTCAAAATCGGCGCCGGAATCACGGTTACGGCCGATGGCACGATCAGCGCCGCGGCGGGTACGGATTACGTCTTGCCGAAGGCGAGCGCGACCGTACTGGGCGGTATCAAAATCGGCGCCGGGCTATCGATCGACGCAAACGGCGTGTGTGCGGCGAGCCTCGCGGGGAACTACGTCAACAAAGCCGGCGACGTAATGAACGGCCCCCTACGGTACGCGCCAAACGCCGGCCCCGCCGGATTTAATGGAACCGACGTTTATACGTACTACGACGGCGCGTATTACCGTTTGTATATGCCGGGCGGCCGGCAAGCGTTCATAGCCGCCCCCGATACGGCGCAAGTGCAGTTCCTCGGAGCGAACCCACAGACCCCCTTTACCCCCGCCGATGATAAAGACCTGGCGAACAAAAAATACGTCGATGGCGCAGTATCCAGCGCGATCACCGGCGCGACGCAATTCCTAAAGACGACCGGCGGCACGATGACGGGGACCATCGTCGCCCCGACGGCTGTCAATACGATGACCTGGGCGACGAGCTACAACATTTTCGGCTCCAGCGGTGGCGTCGCATTCCGCAACAATAACGCCAACCTGTTGTTGATGACGACGACCAGTGTCGCGGCGGTCGTGTTGCTAGAGGTCCGGGCAACCGGCGCGGCCATTCGGTTTGGCAGTGCAGGCCCGACGGTCACGAATGTATCCGGCGTCGTGTCGATCACGGCAAACGTCGAGTCGACCACCGCGGCCCCCACGGCCGCCAGCCACTTGACCAGAAAAGACTATGTAGACGGGCGGGTAATCGCGCAGGCAGCCGGCGGCGCAGCCCCCGCGGTTACGGGCCTGAGCGCGGGAACCCTATGGGTGGAATACTGATGACCGTTCAAGTTCTCAACGCCGGAGCATGGAAGCCCGCGACCCCGAAAGGGGTCATGGTCGGCGGCGCATGGGTCGCGCCTAAGAAAATGTATGTCCTAACGGGCGGCGCGTGGAAACTGGTCTGGGAGGAAGCCGCGGCCGCGGAGCCTCCGTACCTTTACGCGTGCGACGTAGTTTACAAGCCGGGCTATGTCGTCGATTTCACTGCGCGTATCGGTGCGCCTACCGATCCCGACGAGGCTTTCATGTTTCAATGCGTCCAGATACCGCGAAACGGGTATGTTTCGCGCACCTTTTCGAAAACATTCACGGCAAGCGGCTATTCAAAGCTGGATTGTACGCTTGAAGATTTGTCGAACGTTCCGGGCCGCGACCGCCGGAAAATAGAGTTCTACATTCAACCAAGGTCCTGACGCATGGCGGACGCTCTTTACTATTGGGACGGAACGCAATGGCGGCCGATAGCATCGGGCGGCGGAGGCGGCGGCGCCTCGGGTCCGGCCGGTCCGCCTGGCCCCGCCGGGCATAGCGTCGAGGTCTACGGACCACAGGCGTCGATTCCCGCGACGCCGGCGAAGGGCGATATGTGGCTCTACACTTCCACGCGCGCGGTGACGAAGACCGCTTGCGTGAACCGTCTGAAATACGCGCCGCTGCCCCCTGTGGCGGCGACCCCGTGCGGCAAGCGCCCCGCATATCCAACGCTTTCCGGAGGTTTGACGTACAAGCCTGGGAAATACCGGGTTCTCAAGAAAAGGAAATGACAATGGCAGACACGCAAGACGTTCTCGTATACGACGGC